TCAACGCCGCTTGCAACACTTCCGGAAAGCGGCATAATCAAACAAACACAACGAACCAGAGCCTCCAGTGAATCAAGTGCTCATGAGTCCATATTTATCTGACGACTGACGCTGCACCGTAGGCGCGAAACGCATGTTGGCGAAGGTGTTCCCCAACATAATGGCAAGCACGGCCTATATGCGCCTTACTGATACTCGATAACGGCATTGTGCCGTTACTGCTAGACCAGTCCAATACGGCCAGCACCAGAGCAACACGAACGGATAAGCCAGGAAGCTTGCCAACATGGCTTTTCATAAACCCGGTCGTTTCAGGAGCTGGTGGACGTTCGGGGCGAATGACAGCCATGTATGGGTCGGGCCACTGTCCCTCATTGTCAAAGGGAAGAATGGAACTATCGATATTCGTATTGTTCATATCACACCCCCAAGCATAAGCACATCATTCCAGTCTTGCCCATCTGGGGCTCGCATCAAGGACACCTCCCAGCCCAGCATGGTTGCCCGTGTTGCAAGAGTGGTTGCAGCTTGCTTGCCAGCTTCGTCATCATCAACACCAATAATCAGATTATGCGGCTCTTTTGGCAATTTTACACCCTTCATACCGCTGGTGGACAAGGTCGCCCATACGGCCAGGGAACGGTCTGCAAGCATCTGTAAGAGGCTTAATCCTGTTTCAATACCTTCTGTTATAACCAGCGGCCCAACGCCATGTGACAAACGGACAGAATCACCACAACACGACCCTAGCATCATCTTTGCAGACTTCGCCAAGCGTACGCCTTGCTTTGTGAAGTAGGTACGGTGTGCGCCGCCTGTTGGGGCGACATTGGCAACCATAGCACAACACCAACTGGAGGATGGGCCGTGGTAAATATCAGGCATGAACCACAAGTTATCAGGGAGTGGTGCCGTGATACCACGCCCCTGTAGATATGCCGCTGCGCGAAAAACAATAATCGAAAGTTCAGGGAGGCACGCGCTTTAAATTTACAAACTTTGTTTATGCGCGAAGCCGCCCATTCAGCGTATCGTGCATTAGCTGTCACTATGGGCTCGAAGCTACAATTGGCTGCCACATGAGCGTTAGATGGTTACAACTTTCACACAAAACGACTACTCATGTTTCAATAACCATCAACTAATCCAAAATAATTTAATTAGGTTCGAATTGCTGGTAATTTTCCTGCTACACATTTTGCCTATAAAAAAAATATATTGAAATAAATCTTCAATTACAATGTGTTAGCAATACAACCCTAGGTTGTGGCGGACAGACAGGGATTCGAACCCTGGAGACGGTCACCCGCCTATCATATTGTTTTTATTATATATTATAAATAATAATAAATTTATACCTCATGAAATTGCGATTTTTGCTATACATTTTGCTATACAATTTGCTATACATTATCTCAAACCTAGGGGGTAAATATGGCGATCAAAAAACGCGGAAAAGGGTTCTCCCTCTATAAACGAGTTCCTAAAAAATATGAGGCAATCGAACCCCGCAATGCCGTATGGGTATCATTACACACAGATAGTGAAACGGAAGCTAACCATAAAGCCGCCCCAGTATGGGCGCAACACATCGAAGCTTGGGAAGCGAAGCTTGCTGGCGACACATCAAATGCAGAACAACGGTTTGAAGCTGCGCGTGATTTAGCAAAGGCTCATGGATTCCGCTACCTGAATGCCAAACAGGTTGCTAAACTGCCCACAGAGGAACTGTTAGAGCGCATGCAGGCTGTCTCCGGGCCTGATAATAAACCAGATATAATAGAAGCGGCTGCGATACTTGGCGGGGCTACCAAGCCAGAGATTAAGGTATCACGCGCCTTAGAGCTTTATTGGGACTTATCTCGTGAAAAGACACTTGAAAAAAGTGACGATCAGATAAGGCGATGGAAAAATCCAGTCATCAAGGCTGTTAAGAATTTTATAGATGTAGTTGAAGACAAACCAATCTCACAGATTTCAGGTGATGATATGCTTGATTTTAAAGATTGGTGGTTCGATCGGATCGATATTGAAGGCTTAACCCCTAACAGCGCAAACAAAGATTTGAACCATCTAGGAAGCGTTTTGAAAACGGTTAATAAAATGAAGCGACTGGGGTTAGTGCTTCCCCTCTCCGATCTTAACTTTAAACAAGGTGAGGCTGCACAACGCCCACCATTTTCAGATAATTGGATACGCGATAAGATATTGACACCGAATGCTTTAGGTAAACTAAACAAAGAAGCGCAGTGCATTGTGTTGGCTATGATTAACACTGGTGCGCGGCCTAGCGAACTAGCTGCCCTTACAGGCGACCAGATACACCTGTCGGATAATATACCGTATATCTCAATCGAACCTGTAGGTCGGCAGCTTAAAAGTAAAAATGCGCGACGGGTCATTCCCCTATGTGGTGTCAGCCTAGAGGCCATGCGCGAGTGTCCAGATGGTTTCCCTCGTTACCGAACTAGTTCTGCAAGCCTTTCCGCGACTGTTAATAAGTATCTGCGTGGTCACGGCCTTATGGAAACGCCGGATCATACGCTATACGGGCTACGGCACAGCTTTGAAGACAGAATGTTGGCGGCTAACGTCGATGAACGGATCAGGCGTGACTTGATGGGCCATGCATTGGGTCGTGAGAGATATGGGAAGGGTGCCAGCCTTGAACGCCTACAAGAGTTACTTCAAGCCGCATCTTTATAACGGGCTACAATGGCACGAGCACGGCTTATAGCGTCTTGATCCGTTTCAAAAACCGCTATCTCATGCGCAAAGCGTTCGAAGATCGGTATGTATACCGGATCAACTTCCACAAGTGCGGCTGCCTTAAGGTAGGCAGATTGTAAGGATTTCAGATCAACGCTCATATATAAGGTATAGCAATGAGGGCTTGGGATTCTGAATGTAACTATAATAATGGGTGCGTGTGGCTGATTTGCATCATCCGGGGCTATCCAAGATAAGTGGAATATTACAGGAACTCGAATGCAATATTGGCTGTGCTGGTGCGACAAATGAAAAATATACCCTAGTAATTGCGCATTTTAAAATCTGCTATGGAAGTGAGCGTCTATTGTGTTATCAATTCATGAGGATTCATATACTTTTACGAGATTTCTTATAGGATTAAATACATGGTTATTAATAGCTTAGAAGATTTCAATAGTTGGTTTAGAGAGCAGCCATTAGATAAAAAGCTCGCAATTTCAACACGAGCCGCATTGCGCGTCTTTCCGTTAACAATTGGTGACAAAATCATTATTGAAACCCACCCAAATTTAATTGGTAAGATTGGGCGCGCCATTTTGACTGCTATTGTTGCTAGCAAATTTAAACATATGAGCTTTAAGGAACCCGCACAGCAGGCAGTTAACGCATTAGAAGAGCAATCAATACAAAATGATTCCATACTCGCGGCTACTAGGTCAGCACAAGCCGTAACCGGTTCGATAGATGCAGCCATCGCAGCTGTTACTAATGTAAATAAAGCAATATCTAAACAAGCACTCGATGCAGCATATTCAGACACCCAAATTGATGAAGGAAATTTATTTTCCGCAAAGTTATGGCACGATCAAAGTATCCCACAGTTAGTGATAAAGCACTATACGGCTTTCCAAAATATGACCGATGAAATTGGAGAATTGGAATTCTGGCGTGAGTGGTATCAGAGCATTATAGACGCAGAACCAATGGACTGGAATATGCTAAGAGAAATAGTCCTAATTCCGAACGATGACTGGATTCAGGGACCAAGATACATTTCACGTAAGATTAATTTCATTCGTTCGCATTTTATTGATTTTGGAAGAAATATAAACTTTCGCAATAACCAAAAAAAAATACCCTCGCGTGAAGATATTGAAGCTCTTCAAGATAAAGTTAACGCTATTACAAATTTAGCGAGCACACAATTTGAATATGCGGACTCCATTGAAAAAAAGATTGCGGGGTTTTCAAATGACCTGAATAAAAGAACCGCTGGTATGAATACTGCAATGGAGGGAATGACAAAACATTTAGGTGAGATTGGTAAAGAAACAAAAGAACAATTTAAAGCGCTTAGTGCAGCTTTTGCAGAAGAAAATGCTTTGTCCGCACCTGTGGGCTTATGGGAAACAAAGAGGGAAGAACATGTTATTAGTAAATGGACTTCATTTGTGCTTTTCTTAATTGGGTTGTTTTTAGTAGTTGCTACAACTTTTGTCGCTTTACGTTTCACAATAAATAATGGAGGTGCAATGAACGAGTTATTTGCTCCTATTGGTTGTAATATCCGGATTCCGGAAAACTGTGATGGGTTCAGCTTTAAAGCTCTAATTGTATCTGTCGGTGCGCTGACCATCATTACTGCGTTATTATGGTTTACACGGCTTCAAATGAAGTTGTTCTTAGCAGAGAGACACCTTGCTCTGGATGCAAGAGAACGTAAAGCATTTGCTCAGGTCTATGTCGGATTACTTAAACAACAAGACACATCGGATGATGCAAAAGAGGCGCGTGGATTAGTTTACGCCGCGTTGTTTCGTCCGACAGTGGATGGTATTATCAAGGAAGAAGGAGGTCTAGACCCATCAGTATCGTCTGTTATCTCAAAGTTATTGATGAAGCAGTAAATAAATAATTTAGCATGTATTTTAGAGCACACGAAGGTTATTAGATTAGAGCCTCCACTTATACGCCCCGCCCACTGGTGTGAATCGGCGGGGAAGTTTGAAATATCAAATTAATCAACCCTTTGGCATTTCCGCTAACAACTGCTTCGCCAACATCTCGGCATCCATGCCGCCAAGTTGAGTGCTTTTTGATTTTCCAGCATAGGTAACGGTCAGAACGCCTTTTGTTAGGATGTAAGTGCCCGAATAGGTAGTTCCACGAAGTGTGATAGAAACTTCATTCATGCTGCCGCCTCCGCATCATCCAAAACGAACTCAGGCCAGATGTTCCCAATCTCACCTAATGCCGAAACAACTTCAGTTTCTGGGTCTGTTCCATATTTTTCAAAAGGTTCGGCAACCATTTGTGTAAGTTTGGTTTTCAAGGCGTCATATATGTGATCTGGGATGTAAATTGATTGTTCTTCAATGGATTTAGGCATTCGATATTTCCTTTTTTACTCGATTTGTAGATGCAGACTCGCACAACAAGAATCCAGAGATCAAGAGGAAATATGTGTAAGATGTTGTTTTTATTATTAAATAAATAAGTAGTGACTTACATTTTGTGGGTTAGCCCCTGCATCGGGTGACTTAAATCCTTGCAGGGGCTAGAGAAACAGCGATGCATATCGCTTGTATGTTATATTATAACACATTACATCTAATTGCTAGAGCTTTTAGTAAGGCGTTTTGCCTGTCTCTTAGCCATTCCAGCGGTGATTTGTTCATCAGACCAGCCGTTTCGCTTCATACGATTTATCCATGCATTTTCGGCTTTTTGTGCTTTACGATGGTTTTCTTTTTGCTCTGCAGTCATTTTTGTAAGCTGCTTATTTGGGGTATGACGTTTGCGCCGACTAGCATTGTATTCTTCGCGACCATTGCCGGAGCGGTGCACATCAATTGCGCGGCGTTTGCGCCACCCATCATCGCTGCCGCGGTAAACCTCAGTCTTTAGAGTCCGTTTTGCATTGCCCAGCTCACGCATGGCTGCATGATATTCTTCTGTTCCGAGTTCAAGTTCATCTAGTTGCGCCTTACACGCTGCAACATCCAAACGAGCTTTGTCATAGGGCGTTAATTGCGGCTCGGCATAAATTTTTTCGTATTCTACTTCTTCATCAAAACTAAAACATGGTGCTTTCTCCGGAACGGTGTTTGATACCTTCTCCAAATCATCGCCAATTGAATCTATTAGAAGGCTTAACTCATCTAATTTTGATGTTTTACGGCGTTCTGTCTCAGCTATGGATACACCACAATCAAGATCCTCATGGATGTGGTTACTGGTTACGCCAGAATAGAAAGCAGCCAAGTTAGACTTGAAGCGATCTTCATGCATCGCTTCAAATTCATGCTCAGTATGTATTCCGAAATCCAACACTGACTAGGCCGCATCTGCCAGTATGTTTGCAAGGTCGCGAGCAAGGTCACGCGGGAATGATTTGGTAACTTTACCAGTAAATGGAATAGTCAACTTCACACCATTTCCTTTACGTTCAATCTCAAAGTTATGCTTCATATTAACGAGCTTTTGTGCACGTTTCCCAGCTTCTGTGAATTCGAGCAGATTTTCTGAAAGTTCTGAAACGCCAGAAAGGGTGAACATAACTGGTGGTTGATCATCAAAAGCAATGGTCACGGCATCACCAGTCGATTTGACCGTAACACCCTTGATACCAGCGGGGATGGTGCCTTTAGCAATTTCAGAATTAACCATATGCGCAACTGTTTCAACAATCGACAAGTCAAGGGCGACCCCGATTGCTTTGATTTGTTCGTGGCGTTCTGGGGAGAGCTTAATAGCGGGTTTGGACATGGGTTTTACCTTTGAATTTATCATACCGCACACTAACAGTTAACCCTTTGCGTAGCAAGGTCATAATTACATAAATTTGATCCGAGGAAATATTGTTAGTTCGTTATGCCGTGGTTCCTTCACCTATCCGGAAGGGTATTTTGAGGAATGTAGACATTTTGCCCGTCATATTTATTATTTAAGAATATAAGAAATACATAAATACTAATAAACAGTTATATATACGTGCGAAATGTCCACATTTTCTAAACCCTGCGGATTAGCTCTAAAACCTGCCCGGGTGGGCATAATGTCCACATTTTAAACTCATTACTACGGATAGCGAAACGAAGCGGGCTAGATGTCATATAACTACTTGGAGCCCATTTAAGACGTTAATATAACCCCACAAAAATACCAACTTAAATTCTTAAGAACTGGTTACTGCTTTATGCTAGCAGACGTGTTGCGGGGTCATAATAAAATTGCATGTAAAAGCTCAAAGAAGCTTAGAGTTACTAACCTTTACCGATATCATTTAAAACCTTGTGTCCTCTATCCGCCATGCAACGATCTACTACTCTGCGGGGGCCATATTTCACCAAATCATAAGTATAATCATTCGCTGCGGCTCCAGCCACGCCACCTATCGCCGCGCCTGCGGCAATACTTTGGCTATTATCACCAATAGCTGCACCCGCAATAACACCAATTAAGATCCCTGTTATAAGATTTTGGGCTAATTGTTCCCCTTGTCTTTTTTTGTAGTCCGCCTCGACCCTAAGTGCCACGTCGCGACATTCATTTAGGTCTTTTTCAAAACGAACCATATTAGTTCGTTTTGTATCAACAACGGGCCGATACTCAGTCAGGGGTTCCAATTCTGCACAGCCAACTAATGTAGTTGCTATTACAAGTATAGGTAATATTATTTTAGTCATAATTTTAACTTTCACAATTAATTTTGAATCTAATTAAAATATTAGTAGTAGGTTGTATACATCGCCGCAATCTAAAACCTTTTAAAAACAATAATTTTCGCAACTCTATGTTAGGAAGATATCTAGGGGACGGTCGATGTTACTATTCCTCTCACATAAAAGGTTCTGCACGAATATCAGCTTTACCCGCATAGCGGTTGTTCAATGCTTCGCCATCTCCGATTGCATCATATTGCCAGGCCTCATTGAAGAGAGTTAAACCTCGGCAGAGAAATTCTGTTCCAGGCTTGCATCGAAACGCCAAGGCGAGCTGTCGCTACCCGACCACTCCTTACAGGTCCATTTCATAGGCGCAGCCCGACCACACAGCTGATAGTAGAATGGTCTGTAACCGCCGCGATCCTCAAAGAATGTTCTAATCTCGATCATCTGTGCTTCGGTTAGGCCGTCCTATTTCAGATTAACGGTTTCACGAATGTGATTTAGACCATTTGGCGCAGCCTGAGTGTATCCATCTACCTCCGATTGTTCATTAGGTTCCCGGGTCTCATAGATTTTCTAATCTCATCCACAACAACACCGCGCATTGCGCCTTCCATCTGCCGCGCCATTTTCTTAGCCAAATCATTATTTTGCTCTGGCGTTCCGGATGAACCATTCACGGTAATGGGTGCATTAATATTGATCGCGCCCAGTGACTCAGAACGCGCCGCTGGGCGGGATCTAAGGGGTGCTGCGCCACCGACATAGCCGCCAGCTGCAAAGCCGCTCTTGGCGGCCCTGTGAAGAGTTTCAAGATTGCCAACACCAATGCTTTTTGTTGCCGCTTTGCTCATCACAAATTCGCCACGGTGAACCACCCCGGCTGGCTGGTATTTACCACCGTTACCAGTGTAGCCACCCTCTGCGTAACCACCACCAATTACACCAAAGATGTTACCTAGAAACCCATCAGCATTCTCTGCCATTTTTAGTAGACGTTTCTTAAGTGAAAGTTTGATAACTTCCAGTATCAACTTCCCTACGGCCTCTTTTGCTGTAAGCGCACCTGTAGCCATTCCTTCAAAAACCGATGTGATTGATTCAGCACCACGTTGCGATGCCGCTTGCACATCTGCAATTTTGTCTGCGGCCAGTTCTGCGGCTTGACCGGCTTCGTTATACTCGGTTGCAAGTTGATCAATCTGGCTGCGCAATGCTGGGGTATCGGCCAAGCCGGAACGTAATGCGGATGCAAGTAGTTCTGCTTTAGTCCTGGCTAAATCCATTGCGTTACCATGATCGATCTGTGCGCCCCTAGCTTTAGCCAATTCTTGTGCTTCAATGCGGAGTATTTCGATTTCCTCAGCAATAGATGTAACTTCGCGTTCAAAGTCAGATTGTTGTGATGCGCGGCCACTACCCCGATTATCTAATTCAGTTTTGCGGCGTAAAGCATCCGCTGCAACTTTTGCCTTAGCTGTTTCTTCGGCTTGTGCATTGGTTAGGGTAATACCTGCCTCTTTAGCCCGTTTCCGCACTTGCAAGATTTCACGTTCAATATTTAGGCGTTCTTTAGATTTGGCGTTTTGTTCGGTCTCTGATTGTAGAAATCCATCTAATTGCTTTTTCTTTAAAAAGGCTTCCCTATCGGCTTCTGCTTCTGCGTTATGCTCTGCATCCTTTGGGGATATTGCGGAACCTACACTAGCGGCTTCTTTAAGCTTGGATTTCAGAGAGTTTGCTAGCCCAATAACAGTTTGTATTACACCGCCTAACCGTGACACTTCTGAAATTGCGATACTAAAATCAACTTTGTCTGCTTCGCCTAACTTACCGAACGCTTTATCTGCCGATTGCTGAATGCCGTTTAATTTGTCTGCAAATTCCTCTCCGGTAATAGAACCATCTTGGAACTGGCTTGATAAACCGCTCATATCAGTAGCGGCTTGGGCTAGATCATCGGCAACCTCATCATATCCGTAGCTACGGGCTAGATTGGACGCTTGTAATAATTGCGCCGAAGTGGTGCGCACCGAGTTGCCAACTTGATCATAAGACTTTCTTAGCGTTCCTAAATCGCGAATTTCATCATCTACAATATCACGATTTTTAGAAAGCGCGTCAAAAAGCTCATCGCCAAGAACTGCGCGGCCTTGTTTCTCATCCTTAAAAATCTCATCCAGCTTGGCGCGTAAATCTGCAATTTCGGTAACACCGTCTGCGAGCGCAACAGCCACCCGTTTCCCAAATGTGGAAATACGCGTGGTTAATTCATCAAACTTACGACTAACCTCATCGGCCTTGGTAACCACATCTTTGCCTAGAACCAAACCTAATTCATTTGCGCGATCTACTGTGCGGCGCAATCCATCTTCGCCTTGATCAATTAATTCAACAAAACGCTCACCAGCGGTGCCGCCGAATAATTCATCTGTAACGCGGATACGTGCAGATGTATTAAGGCGTTTCATACGGCCAATAATCTCAAGTAACAATTCAGATGGATTTTTCAGCTTCTCTTTCAGTTCATCGGCACTAAAGCCCAACCGTGTAAAAGCTTCGGCACCAGAACCTTTGCCGGTGATTACAAATTCATCTGCGCGGATGTTCAATTCTTTCAGGCCATCCACCATTTGATCAATGCCAATACGGTTCTGTTCTGCTACAAACTTCCATTCCTGAAAGTCTTTAAGTGGCACCCCTGCCCGTTTGGCTTCATCGCCTAACCGCGCAACGCCTTTTGTGGTTTCGGCTATTGCACGTCCTGCGGCAACGGACGCCAAAGGCAAAAGCATTTTCTTAAACCCTGCGCCAATACCATCACCCATTTTGCTATAGGTTGCGCCGATGCGATCAGCCGATTTCCTTGCCCGGCGTTCCATGCTTTGGGACGAACGTCTTTGAATACGGTTTGCACGGGCAAAACCTTTTTCAAATTTATCGATACGGGCTTCAAGTTGGACGAGTAAACCTAATGTTTCTGTTGTCATTTTATCTTTCCTTATTCGATAATGAAAATTTTGGCGTCTTCGCCGGTATATTGGGATTTATTTGTTTCGCCTGTAACGGCTCGGTGAACGGCCATTGCGGTTGCAACTGCACCGTCAATACGGTCTGTTTTCTTGCCTTTGTGCATCCGCACCAAGCCTGTGTCGTTCCGTGACGCCACAACACTGTCAAAGTGGTGGCGTAAGACTGGATGCCCATCATGGCGGATTGAGTTGCCATTTACGGTGCGTTCCAGATCACCAATAGCAACCCCCATAGACAGGGGTGCTTGGCGCAATTCGACCACAGGTAAACCTTCATCATGTAAGTGTTGCATGATCTGGCGTGCCAAATGCGGATCAAAGGCCATTTCTTGCACATCATGGCGTGCACATAGTTCGCGCAAATGATCCTCTACAATCTCAGGATCAATGATCGGGCCGGGTGTAGCCGTGATAAACTCTTCATCGCGCCATTGCTCGTATGGCACCCCGTCTTGTTCTGATCTTTGGCGTAGGTCATCACCCGGAACAAAGAAGTGCGGTTTTATGCTTACCTGATTATCAGGGTGCCGCCATGCGGCCACCACTGCGGCGGTGTCGCCATTTTTAGCCATATCAACACCAATCCAACACGGTAGTGCTTCTAAATCGGTTTCATCATCATCAAAGCACCGGGCGTCATAGGTTGCCATATTGAATAGCGGATCACGGCTGTTTGCCTGCCAGCGGTTCAAATTGAATTGCTCAAATGCAGCCCGATCCGCTGGACGGTGTTCTGCTTCGGTTGCAAGGGCTTGTAAGCCACGCATTGACGGGAAACCGTGTTTTAAGCCGGGGTTTGCACGGTGCCAAGTTTCCTCATCTTTCCAGTCATCGTCTGGCCCGGCTTGGAACAATATAGGTAGGAACTCAGGGTTAACGACTTCACCTTTCGCCACTTGCACCGCGTAATTGTATAGATCGGCGGCAAGGTTCTCACTACCACGCCCAGCAGTAGTGGCGATGATCATCAATGTGTCATCCACTTTTGCCATGCCGCTTTTAATAGCTTCCCAAAGGTCGCGGCCTTTCCATGCGTGTATCTCATCCACCAATATAAAAGTAGGTGTAAGGCCGTGTGCTGCACCGCCGTCTGCTGACAGTGCGGTTAAAGTCGATGCTTTTGCTTTATATGTAATCTGCTTTTTAGAGTTGAAAGCATCGCGGATCGTGTTTGCAGCAACAAGCCGGTTGTCTTCACGGATGATCCCAACGGCCTCTTTAAATCCGATACTGGCTTGCTCACGATCACAAGCAGTAAACAAACACTGACCAGCGGGGCGATGTTCTGGGCCGAACAAGTGTAGCAGTGACAATGCCGCCGATAATGAGGTTTTCCGATTGCCACGCGGCAGCAGCATGAACACTGTTTTTACGATCCGGGTGCCGTCTGGATGCCGTGGGCCATAGATGCGCCTGACAATACGTTCTTGAAAAGGTTCGAGTTGGAATGTGCGTTTGGGTGAACTACTAGCTGGGTGTCGCAGCTTTGAAAGGAACTTAACGGCCCTTTCACCATACCCAAATGGATCGGCGATATCGCTACCGTCGAATATCCAATTCGGATGAGTGCTGGCGGTATTCATAATTACACCGCTAACGGATTATCGGCGTTATCATCATCAGGGATAGCAGCCCCAATACGTGCGCGGCTTGTAGGTGTCAGGCCATATTCGGCGGCAAGTTGGCGTGCTGTTTGCATGTAGCGAATTTGAAGCCCGCCAAGTTTCAGATCAGGCAATCCACCAGTTGTCATGGTTTCTGCGATTTGACGGGCGGCACCAACCGCCAAACAATACGCTTCCACACCAGCCAAATCTGCCTTAGTGATTATCCGCCGCCCAATCAGTTGCGGCATGATCCGCCGCCATTCGGCCTTGGCATGGATTGCCAGGTATTTCGGCACGGGTGGTGCTTTAATAAGAGCGTCTAAGTCTATGGAAAGTTGCGGTTTTACGCCGCGCGAATGCATACTCATGCGGCTATCACCGTGCGCAATTCAAGTGCGCGGTGCCTTCCCAATTCTGTAATCTCGTTAATGTCATAGACTGCACCGTCATAGCCCACACGGTCGGCAGTGGTGATGCCATCCATATAACGGATGCGGAACACTGCACCGCCCTTATCCTCTTCACCGAAACCCGAAAGAAACTCTTCGGCACTTTGTTGCACCAGCTCTGCCCGAACAGTAGCAATAACGGGCCAATCTTTCGACACGGCACCACTCGCGGCAACAGTTTCAGTTTGGCGTTTAATTGTGATCTGGCGATCAAGTTTACCGGAGCGTAACATATTAAACCCTCCACCTAATAGCAGCTTCAACAGTGCCTACGCCGTGGCAATAAGCACGTTCCGGATCAGGGTCGCGAATATAGGTAAAGCTGGGGCGCGTATATTCATCGATCCCTACTTCATCTGTATGGGGTGCATCCCAAAGGGCCACCGACATCGCGCCGCCAATCTGCCGGGCCATGTCTGCACCGTCTTCCAATGCCCAGATATGTATATCCAGATAAACGCGCGTCATATATCCACCACCGCTGGTGCGGCCTAAGTGGATCGTTTGTGGGTTTGCCATAATAATGCTTGGCAGATTGTCCGGGCGCGTCGATCCGGCCCGAATATGATCGGCTGGCACTAATGCCACCACCGCAGGGTCAGCTAATAAGCCAGCCCTGATAGCTGTTTGAAATGCGATACTAGGTTCAATCATGCCTTACCCTCCGCGGCTTTTTTGATAGCCTGCCCCATTGCGCGTGTAATACGGCGTTGGGCGCGTGGTTTTGCCAACCGAAAGGCTGGCAACATAAACGGTTGTGCCTCTTGATTTACCGTTCCGAATTCCTGCAAGTGACCGTGGCGGACTTTTTCATTTCCGACAGTCACCAACGCCTGATTTTCGGCTGCGGTGCGTTTGCCGCCACCTTCGGCATAAGCTGGTGTTGTTTGGCCCGGCTTGGTTACAGTGATTGATTGATCAAGATCACCTTCATCTTTCGGAACAAGCAAATGCATGGCGGCGGCAATTTCTTCGGCACCTTTGATCAGAGCCGGTTGCACATCTTCAAGAACTGCGGCGGGTATAGCTTTAAGCCTAGCTGCAAGCTTCTGTGATTGCTTAGATAATGACATGGCCGGTCACCTGTTCGCAGTAAGAACTTAATAGATCACGCACACCAAATGGCACTGGTGCCGTGTTCATGCCGAAAGATGCAGCCTCGCGTTGTTCATACCAGTATGCTGCAAGCTGCAATGCCGCCTCGGTCAGTGCCGCGTCATTCGCGACAAAAGGTATTCCTGTATGCTTACCAATCCAGATTTCGGCAGCATCTAGCTTGTGTGCAAGCAAGACGTCATCAAGATCATGGTCAATATTGAGCTGCGATTTAAGCAGAGTGATTGGGGTTAGCGCAGCCATTAGCTCGCCTTTCTATTTGAAAAGTTATTTTCGGTGATCTCTTGTGCGGACCTTCCCACGCCGGTCCCTAAAGACACGCACAAGTTGGAGACCACCCCCGGTTGTATATGGGTTGCAAGATTCGCAAAAACGGTATTACTGGAGCTATCTAAACCCTTGTTTATTAATTGGATTCCATACATGTATAAAAAGACCTGCAAAACTGCCGTATTTAGTATAATTTGTTCTTTAGGACTAACCTTTGCTGGAACAGCCAGCGCACAGTCAAAAGAAGAGAAGTATAAAGAATGTCTCGTGGATAGTGTTAGTAAAGCATACGCTTCAGGTGCTATAGTATTTGACTCGTATCTTGATGTGGAAACCTTAGTAAAATTAGTTGCACCAAGCTGTTCAATACAGCTCAATTTTGCTGCGATGGAATATATCTCAGACATGTTTGGCGCCGAAAAAATTAACGACGTAAATATGAAGACGATTTCTGTTGGAATAAAAGATTTTGCCATTTTAGATGTCTCTGTTGCAATTCACCAAAGTCTTCAGTAGCAGCCACTTATGGGCTTCCTGCCGTTGCTTGTGGCGATTGTGGCAGGCTGCGCATAGTGGTTGCCAGTTACTACGATCCCAGAACAAGCGATCATCGCCACGGTGTGCGATGATGTGATCAACTACGGTTGCTAATGCACCACAACCGGGCCATGCACAGCGATCATTGATCTTTAGGAAAGCATCACGGGCTTTGCGCCATGCGTGGTTGTATCCGCGTGCAGATGCAGACGGGCGGCGTGCATCATGGCGTTTGTTACGCGCACGTGTAGATGCGATCTGACAGGCACAGCGGGTGCCATGTGCTACGACCTTGCCGCAAGTGCAGATATGAGGTGGGCGCGGCATTAGAGTGTTCCCATGCCGTTAAGAGCGTGCAGCCCACCACGATCAAACTCTGGGTCAAAACCTTGCTCTACAATCTTTTGGTGTTCTGTTTTGCTATGTGGCTTTGCTTCGCCTTCATCATCTGCACTGCCGTGAATAGCTTTAAGCTTTGTTACATGGGCAGCGAAAGCGTCTGTGATTTCTTGGGGTGTAGCATTCCACGCCGCTTCGGGTGCCCAGCCTAGCCAGCCAGTCGCAAGGCCAAATAGATCATTAAAGACTTCGGCCCACGGCATAGGCTTGCCTGTAGTAGGTGCTACCTTGTCATCTGTGGTTTCCGGTGCATTAGGTAGTAGTGCGGTTACAAGGTCAAACAAAGGTGATTGCGCAGCTTGCACAAATCCTAACAACGGTTGTTTGGCCGCATGATTTAGTAGCCGTTCCGCGTCTTGTTTATCCGCCGTGTAGGTGATGATTGCTTTAATTGTGCGCGTATCGAATTCTTCGATTTTGTGCAACAATGCCGGAAAACCATCATGCAGGCGTTCAAGGCATGTTGCTGCCCGCAAAGAGGGGCGCAAGAAAACAGTGTTACCACCGTATTCCATTGCGATCTCTTGATATGCGAACAGCTTATTCATGTGTGATTAAGCGGCTAGAGATAGTTTAGATAGGGCTTCACCCATTACGATACGACCACCGACACGGCGGCGTGCAATAAGTTTAACCATGCCATTTGCGGCGCCTGTTATCTCATCACGAACGATTTCAAAGCCAATGCGATCCGCAATTGCGTAACCTTCGGCAAAATCACCAAATACGATTGGTGTATTCCCAGCCGTTGGGTCTGGCATATCAACTGCTTCATAAACAGGGCGTCCAAGCAATGTAGCAGGTTGACCAGCTGCAAGCGCACTTTGCCATAAATACTGACCATCTAGGTCTTTAAGCTTACGCACTACCGCCATTGTTTTGCGGTTCATCATCCATACGCCATTAGCTGCATAGTTGGTTTTAACGGAATAGAAGTGATCAATTAAATCATCAGCAGTGATTGCTGCAACTTCGTTATTTGGCACTTCGGTAGATATTAGAATACCTTCGGCTTGTGTTGTGCCGTTACCATTCACGAACCATGTAGCTTCTTTTTGACCGAAGCGGCGAGCAATATGATTACCTAAGTATGCTGAAAGATCGATATGGGCATCTTCCAAAAGCACTTTAGTTACGGGAACGATAACACCCATTTCAAAAGGTTTTAGATCGATTTGCTCGAACGCTGGCTCGCTTTCATCTTTAGCTACACCTTCGGCAACCTCACCAACGTTTACATCTGTAAGAAGACGTGGAAGCTGCAATAGAGGGCCATTCATCTGGATTACTTGAGCAACACTGCGAACGGGTGAGAACTCAGCTACCTTTTCAAGAATGGTTTTACTTACGGTTTCTGGTGCAAGAATACCGCCTGTGCCTGCACCGTAAGATAAAGACTTCACTTCGGTTTTATCACCAGTGCGTAGATAACCAGTAAATGCCTTTTGCTCAATTTCACCAGTAGCAACACCAGTAACGTGAACACCTTGTGGGCGAGCTGACTTAACTTCTAAGCGATCAAGCCGTGATTTAACCTTATTAAAGGTCTTCACATCGATTTGCATCGTATCATTTGCAGGGAGTTGTTCTGGTAATACAGTCTTCGTTTCCAGTTCATCATTTTTGACTTCTAGTTCTTCATTCTCCATCGGGGGGGTCTCCTTATGAGGGTTAGATTTAATGGATGTAATTTGTGCGTCGGGGTGACATGGGAATGTCACCACTGAAACTTCATGCAGCTGGGCGGTTGTTATTGTGCGCCCTTTAGCGTGGCGTTTTTGGCCTTTGGCTATAAAACCAATAGAAAGCCCTGTTACGGCTTTGTTGCGGATCAAGGCGTGAACCTCACTGGCACGTTCTACGTCACCTACGAGCAAACGGCCTTTAACCATTAGGCCTTCATTGGTTTCTTCAATTTGATCCCAAACGCCAATCGGTTGTTTTCCGTCATGTGCAAACAGCATTGGTAGCTTATCGGGTGCATAAAATGCCCCCTTTTGGATTGCATCACCAACGCTATCTGGTGAACCAAAAGGCCATGCAATGCCTGTGATTTCACCTTCTTCGGTTACAGTAAATGACGCTTTGACTTCTAACCGTTCGGTCATTTTGCATCACCCCAACGGGCATCCAAAATATCCAATGCTAACGGGAATAATTCATCTACTAGGCGGTTACGCCCGTAGGTGTCTGTAAGCGTCATGGCTTGCTCTGGTGATAGACCACCGCCAATTAATCCAAGCCGTATCGTTTCAACTAGATCGGCTAATTTGAACTGACCTAAAGCTGCACGTTGATACAATGCGCCAATGCCTAGATCAGTGATCCGTTCTAATTCTGTGATCATATCGTCTGTAAGGGCAAAGGTGTGTTCACCATCGCCAAAGAATGCCGTGTGGTTCATGCGGCTTTATCCTTATTTGAGGTTGTGTAGGGGTTTTCGAGGGTGTCCCCGCCTTCGAGTGGTGGAAGGTTTGACTTTCTACGCACTTCATTGGCGGTCATTACCCCCATGCTGCGATATTGCCCGAGAGCATTTGCACGGGCGGCTGTATCTGTAGCAAGAAAGTCATCAGTTACAAATTCAATATATAAATCTGCACGTTCTTCTGGTGTCAGTAAGACGCATGCGTAAGCCCATGCCCAATCCGTTAGCCAAGGCTTTAACGTAAACATGTGAAACTGGCGGGACATTTCTTCGGTGTTAGACCACGTGCCACGTGTTAGCTCATAAAGCATAGTTGGGGGAATTCGTAACACGCGCCCTATTTCACGGATTTGCTCGACACGCCCTTCCTGAAATTGCGCATCCACCAGGGTCATGGAAATTGGCAAATAATCCATACCTTCTTCCAACAGCGCGGTATCGCCTTTGTTTCCGCCGTGGGTATTGAACCAACTGGCAATAAGATTTTTCTTATCTTCCGCACCCATTTTCTTGGGGCTTTTCAGCACCCCAGACGGACGACCACCATTCTTAACAACATTGCCAATATGTCTTTCGAAACTCAGAGCCAGTGCAATCGCTTCACGGCCTAATGTGATAGGTGAAACGCCACCAAGTGCCTCAATGCGTAAAACATCACGGTAGGTTTTATGCACCTGCCCTGAATCAGTTGAAATAATATAATAAGGTTCACCGTCAGGAGCACGAAGCTGTTGCACCTTACTCGGATCAAGGCGTTGTAGCTCAAGTGGCGTGCCGTCCTGTGAACGTATAACAAGCCCATGTCCTGCACCGTGTAAATGAGCATCTAGCGTAAGGTCTCTGCGAAACTGTGTGGCACCTGTCCATTCGTTCGCTTGATCATGTATTAAACGATATGCAGGATGACCATCCAATGTAGCCTTAGAACTACGATCATAAAGCTTGGCGGGTAATGAACCCACTGCCTCAGATATATGTGCTACTCCACAAGCAAACGCTGGGACACGCATAGCACTGTTTGGGCTTATTGATATGCCCGAAGATGTGGGGGTTACACCGAATAAGCTAAATGTTTCAGGATCGTTTAGACTTAAAGATTTCTCTTCTACACCAAAACCTAGGGCTTTTTTAATCGTCGATTTTAATTCCATATGATCCACATTCTGCTAAGTGTTGCATATATAACACACTTAACAGACCATGTGAATCCCGAAAATTCTTACGCATAAGATTTGCTATACATTTTGCTATACAAAATGCATTACACGATAAATATTTTATCGTTTATTTTCATATAGTTAGTATATTTCTAAGGAGTATTTGGCGGACAGACAGGGATTCGAACCCTGGAGACGGTCACCCGCCTACACACTTTCCAGGCGTGCGCCTTCGACCACTCGGCCACCTGTCCAATAATGGCTTGCTTACACAATGAAAATTGGGCAAG